ACCTATTATTAATGCTCCTATCCCTAATGTACTTAACGCAGTAGTAGATAATAAAGCTGCATTTTTTGCAACTGTATTTGCTTGTGTGGCGGCAGTATTTGCTACCGTTGCTGTAGCCTCTGCGCTTTTAGCCGTTGCAAGGCCTCCTGTTAAAAATGTTTGACGAGCGGTATTTAGTGCATCCTCTTTCCTAAGTAATTGTTGAATTTCTTGCAGGGAGTTAACCAAGGTCATTACAGCCTGTAGCTTGACCATTGTGCGCTGTAGTTCCTCACTCTCATCGCCAAATAGCGCGGCGGTACTTGCTGCCACCCCGAACCCGGCTGCGCTTAACCTCGCGGCGGCTACCATACCGTTAAGGGCTATCTCTAATTTATTATTTGCTAATCGGTTTACACTTTCCGAAAGGTCGTCTTGTGTTTCTTTTAGCCGTGCCGCCTTTTGTATGCTATCGGTATATACCTTGTTTAGCTTTTGGTATTCAGCAGAACCGGCTTTACCCGCCGCCTCCAACTCTCCCATACTAATTGCCGCCTGCCCGGCTGCTTTGCGTAGCTCTAATATTTGGGCTTTTAGGCTTAATGTTTTTTTATCGGTATCAACAGTTGCCTTACCTAAGTCGGCTAAGTCTTTAGCACCCTGCTTCATTGCCCCACTTGACAAAGTCTTATTTAGGTCGTTAAAGCCTTTAGATAACTTAACCACTTCCGGGTTGTTAGCGGCTACTGATTTGGATAGTTTTATTACCTTTCCGTCAGCATCAACAATAGTATTCTCAAGGGTATCAAATGACTTATTAAGGTTATTCACCTCTTTAGTAGCCGGTGTTAACCCGGTTGCATCGGCTGTTATTTCGAGTATTACCTGTGCCACTTTATATTATTCAGTCGTTTGCTTGTTACTTTTCGCGGCCTGTATGGCTTTATCAAGTCGCCCCGAAAACGCTATAATGCCCCATGAATAAGTTTGGGGTAATTTTGTTGCATCGCCTTGACAAATATAGTGAATTACTAATTGCTCTATATTATCTATTCTACGCCCTGCCCACTCAAATAGGTGTTCAGGTAATTGTTCATTTCGCTCTCCATCCCCTCCACCAACTCCCCATAGTTCCGGATATCGTGCGGCGAGAAGTTTAAAAAGGGTATCAACCTCTGTACGGGTTCCTTCAAAAAAAAAGTATCAAGGCCGTTTTTTTTCCAGCTTTCAATCTTTTTTTTGTTGATACCCTCTTCGTATTTTTCCGGGCTTTCATTCTCGGTCATAAATACTACACTGGCTACCTTATACACAAGGTCAGGGGTAAATATAAATGCAAGGCGCTCACTAAGCATATTATTTAGCTTAGTAAGGTGTTGCAAGTCGTCAAAATCAAACTTGCGCTTTGGCTTCTCTTTAGTACCACGTATTGCTAAATCAACAGCTTTAGTATGCCTTTCCAAATAGTCGCGGTCAACTTTCATGCGTAACTCCTCATAGTATTGGTGAAGTGTCAATGCACGATACCAAGGCAAAATAGTAACACCGCCGCTATCGGGGTCGGGTTCAAAGTAGTCCACCCCATCGCAGGTAAAAGCATACTTCATTGGTAATTTAGAGCCTTGAAAGCGTGTAGGCTTGGTAACGTATTTGCGCCAAAGTTTTTTAAGCATAAATAGATATTGTTAAAATCAGTTTTATTAAAACCAAAGCCATTAAGGCACACAGCGCGTAATCAACCATCTTAAATAATGTAAATATGCTTAGTTTACGCATAGGTAAAACAGTATTAGTTCAACTTCTTTTTGGCACATTATATGTAATTTTCAATTTCATTTACCGCACCTGTTGCAACCTCTTTGCCGCTTTCATACTTCATAAATCGCAATTCTTTATTTACGCTGTTAATAGTAAATTTAATTTTGCCTTTAGTATATCGGTTGCCTGTACCGTTGCAAGTGCAGCCCCTTTTATACCCGGCGTTTTGTAGCGTTTGTGTGTAGTTCATTAATTTTTTATCCTGTAAAAATTAATATTGTTTGCTGGGACTTTTCTCCAAGGCGAATTTTCGTTTTGAATACAATTTAAATCAAACATTGCCTTAATCACCCTATTATTTAATACTGCAGTTCCTATTTTGCCTCTTTCTGTAAAGCAAGGAAACGTCCAAAACTCTTTAGGATAAATTGTCTTATTGCTCATTCCTAAAATATTGTATAGCACTAAACAACACTACTACTATTCCCATTGTGCAAAGCATTGATGGGAAAATCATTAACGTTAAGGGCTTGCCAGTAGCCCAATAGGCCGCCAAAGTCCACACGCTACTCATACAGTAGGGGCAAGTAAATAAGGGCTTACAGATGTAGGGAAATGCCTTTGATTGCTTAGTATCTTCACGCTTTCCCATATCGTGCGCCTTGCTACTTTTAAGTACTTTAATGTAGCCATGTGTATGCAAATTCTTTAGTGTTATCGGTTTTGTAAGTTTGCTTTCAATCCAATCGTAAGCCTTCCGTATCGGGTAAAGCAACATACCATCCCAGTTAATTACGCAGTAAGCCCCGATAATTATTAAAGCTATTGTAAAGTTGAATAGTGGGTTCATACTACTGTTTTAGTTTTACTGTTATGGGTTCGGTCTTTAGTGGGCAGTTGTCGGGCGGTGTTATTTGGTACGCGGTAAACTGCAATTCGGGTTTTGCGCCGCAAATTGGAAAGTATTTAAAACCAGCCCAATCATTAAAGAAGGGACATTTAAAGCAATCGCCTTTTTCTACCTCTATATTCATTATTCACATGGTATTGTTACATTGGTTTCTCCACCAACAGTATTGTTAACAGTCATATCTATACAGGTGTATTCGCCGTAAGCATAAATCAATTCAACGGGGCTGCAATCGGTCCCGGCATAAAACTGTACTTTAAACGCCCCGCCGTATGGGCTCAATAAATAAGGGGGTAAATCAGTTGCTTGCAGGGTTAAATCCCCATCGGTAGCCGTTGCACTGGTTACAAATACGTTAGAGTGCCTATCAGTTACAGTTATGGTATAATCGCCATCGGGAAAATTAAACGCAAAGGCAACGCTTTCTACGCAATTTGGTATTGTTGCTTCATAACAGGTTGTACACTCCATACATCAAAAGTATAAATAGTTTTTAATTGTGCAAAATTATTTATATGTTTGTTCAGGTTTTGACTTATTGTGTTTTTAAGGTAATCAGCCCCGCTTCGTGTGGGGCTTTTTGTTTAAAATCTTACATCGGTATTCACACTTTGTCTCCAAAATACCCAGTAAAACACCCCGTTTTAAGCAAAAAAGGGCTAAAATCTTACACGCTGCTAATCCCATTCATTGCATTAGCCCCAACAATATTAAACAGATATCTTGCCCCGTCCAAAAAGTCGGCATTCCGGGTATCTTTCGTCCTATCCTTTACTAAGTCGCCGGTGTTGTTAGTTTCGCAATAGGTAAGGTCGTAAATCATATTGCTACATTTCGGGTCAATCTTAATATCCCAGTTTTGAAACATAAAGTTCATTAATAACTGATTACGCTTTATAGGCGGGTTGGCAAGCGGTATGTATAAATCCCTATTGTGCAGCCCTAACTTAGCTTTAATAATTGTATAGTGATGTATGCCGTCCGAGGCTATCGCATTATGGTTGGCTCCGCTTGCATCGCCCGTAACCTGCCAAAGTGCATTAGGGTATTTAACTAAAAGTAAATCACATAGTGCGCCGGTATCGCTATTTGGCAACCTTATATCTTCAATACAATGTGCGTATTGCTGATATTCGTCAGCGTGCCATACACTACAGGTCATAGGGTTATAATTGAAGTCAAATGTTACCCAAGTTACTTCCCCCGGCTTATACTCCACCGGCTGTACGTGCTTGTTCTTATCAAAAGCCCAAACAAATTTATTGGTTTTGTCGTCAATCCCCCATTCGCCTAAAGCATACACACGGTGAAAGTTCTCGCTAACTAAGGCGGTTCGCTCTATGGCCTGGCGGTCATGGTAAGTTAAAAATGGGTTGTCGTGGTAGGTAAAAACGTACTCTTCTGTATCGTCCGTATATGCGCCCCCGTCATCGCATAGCTGCGTTTTAATCCAATGGTTCTCACTTACGGGATTTAATATAAGGAATAGCTGACTATCGCCAAAACCCCTCGGTCGAAGGGTAAGCTGGTCAAAGTCGGATTGTTCAAGTTGATTAGCCTCTTCGCATAGTATATGCCTGATTTTGGTTATTGATTTTATTTTATCGGGGTCGTCTAGGCCTTTAAAAACAAATGCGCACCCGTTGGGCTTGTAGGTTATGCGCCGGTTGTCAGCTGATTTGTTGAATACAAACCAACCGGCAATACCCCAACTTTCAATAATGCTTTTAAATAGCTTATAGGTACTCTCCCTATGGTCGCCCCCAAACTTACGTATAATCAGTATGTCGCCCTTATCGTGCAGCATCAATCTAATTAACAGTAGTTGATGTACCGAATAGCTTTTAGCTGAACCAGCCCCACCCCTTACTACTATAAACCGCTTTCGGGCTTGCCGTAGTTTAAAGTAAGTGGGCGCAAATAGTTTATCAGCGTAGGTATTAAGGTCGAGTTTTGGCCCATTAGTCATGCTGCAATGCGCCCGGCTGTATTATGTCTAACTCACCAATAGTTTGTAACTCTTGCCTTTCAATGAAGCCGCGTTGCTTGCCTTTTGTTTTAAGGTAGAATATTATAGCCGATACCTCTCCTTTCTCCATTAGCTTATGTAAAGCATTCTCGGCAAAGTCTAAGGCAACATTATCCAAATCTTTAACCTCGGCTTTGTATTCTGCATCTTCTTTTAGCCAACGGTAATGTGTATCGCGGTTAATACCAACTGATTTGCAGGCAACAGTTACCACCCCCAACGCTTTTGTTAGGGCTTGAATCATTAACTTTTTTTTATTGTCGGTTTTGTCGTTTGCCATAATTATTTATATTTGCCTTGCGTTGGTAGCTTAAAATAAAGCGCTAATCTCCCAGATTAGAGACGGGGTCTGTAACCACCTCAACGCTCAAAGCCTTGCGTTCTGCGAGGCTTATTTTTTTACCCTTATACATACCAGCGTTTAATTCGTCTATTTTGCTAAATGGTAATATTGGGACTGTTATTTTAAAGGTTTTGTCTATTAGGTATATGTAGCGTAGTTGATAGCCAATTAATATTTTACCATTAACCTCATTTACATATTTATTAAAATCATATTTACCTTTTGTTAAATCATAATATGACCTACCATTTAATTCATTTCGTTTTAATAGCGGGTTACTTTCCAAAGTCATTTTATGAATTACATCACCGTTTGGCAATGCGCAGGTATTTGAATTTTTTACAATGCCTGATAAATAAAACCCACTCGCCCTATATATTGTACCGTCCCCACACTGTGTGCCATCGCTAAAACTTAAAATCCATTTAATATGCGGGGCGTTTTTTTTAATTAGCTTAATCGCAATAGATATGCAACGGCTTTCTGAGTACTTTGGTAAATATTCATCAAATGCCATTCTGTTAAGTTCCAACATTTCATTCCATAGGCTTGGTTGAACTAATCCTAAAACCTTTGATTTATCCAACGGGCTGCCAAAACTCATTACCCCGTGCAACATATTATCCAAAAAGCAGCCAAAATGCAAACGACTATTGTTTACTACCTTGCCGCTGTAATGATGCCTTTTTACAAACTCATTAGCAATCTTAGCCGGTATAACCTTTACTATTATTTCCTTTGCCCTGCCCATTGCATAATTATTAAGTATAGTGCATTGCCATTGCTGTTTTCATTTCCCATTGTTTCAGCATACTTGTACTCGTCCGTTTGCTTAATATCCGATAAAGCGTTTTCTATTTGCACGGCCTGTTCATTTGCCAACGTGAACGTCATTTGTTGAAACGGGGCTTTATCTCCATCGGGCAAACTAAAATCAGTTCCAAAAACATCGGCCCACACAGGTAACTCCAATCCCCATTCTTGCAGCTTTTCACCATCCCATTGATTAGCCAAAATATCCCAATCCCACTCACCAAATCCTACATTATCCTTTACAATAAACTCTTGCTTTTGGGCTTCTGTTAACTCACTGGCTTGCTTTACCCACTCGCTAGGTAGTTCTTTATAGCCTAAATGTTTAAGAGCGTTAAAACGCATATTACCGCCTAAAATTATATTGCCCTCATCAATTATGATAGGTCGCAATACCATCATTTGGGGAAAGTCTTTAATGCTTTTGCATAGCTTCTCAAACTGATTGTCTTTTATTAATCGCGGGTTTGCCGGGTTTGGCTTTAAGGTATTTATTTTAACCATACTCCAAAGTTACAAAATTATATCAATATCAATAAAACTGGCTACTCTTCAATAATATTTCTACTTAGTTTAGTCATTATTAATGGTTGCCCTGCGGCCTGCTTGTTTACCCTGTTTAGCCATGCCAGATAATCGGGGTGGTCTTGTAAATGCTTTGTTTTCTTTCCAAAGTGCGAGCGGGGTACTATGTGTTGAATATCAACAGCCGGTTGCCCGCACTCGCACTCTATATAGTCTCCAAAGTCTAATCCAAAATGGGTGTGGTAAATTACTATGTGAGGTTTTGGCATTTGTCTACTATAATATCGGATAATAATGCACCTACGCAATAATGTTACCTATTCTTAAATCTTTTGCTTCAATTTTTTCTGTAAGTTCCATAGCTATTGGTTTAAAAGGTGTAGTTCTTTTTTAACATCATTCCAGTAGTCTTTTCCCGCCTGTGTAGTTGTCGGCTCGTATTCGTAAACATTAAGTATGCCCTTAATCTTCCACTCGCAAGCCAAAATAGCCATTCTTTTATTTGCGGTTAAGCCCATGGCCTCCACAAGCATACTTTTTGCCATTTGGGTTGGTGAGTATTCGTGATGGTCGTTGTAATCATTGTTTACCTGTACTGATAAATCGGGTTCAAAAAAATCGCTCAATGGTGTTGGTATCATTCCTTCGGGTAGCGTGTCGGCGCAATAAACAGAGCTTCTTAACACAAACCAATACCTTAAATTGCCTTGTATAGCCGTCGAGCCAAATGATTTTATTTCTTCAAATATGGCTTTCAATTGCGCTAATTCGCCTTTTTTCGTGTGTTCTACCGCCCTTCTTCCCTCCTTTAGGTCAGTAAGGTATTGTTGGTTTATTTTCATAACAGTTCTCCGTCTTTGTATAGTTTATAAATTCCATAGGCGACAATAAGCCAACCTGATAGTTCTACTTTATTGGTAAAGTAAAGTTCGGCTATGCCTAATATTATTAATTTTGTTAGAGTACTCATCTTTTAGTTATTTACCCGCAAACATTGTCGGTATTTTCAATTAGTTTTTTTATTGTTTTTTGGCTAATTTTTTCTCTTTCGCCCATGTGTTCAAACTCATCTATGGCCACTTGCTTTTGTTTCTCACACATAGCTTTAGCAAAGCCTATCATATCTTTAATTTGTAGGGGTGTTTAGTGTTTTTACAATACTGTCGGCTTTTAATATTTTTGGCTTTAATAGCAATAGTTGCCTATATTTTGCGTTGGCTGTATCGTTTGATTGATGCCAACCAATCGTCCAGTCTATAAGCCTTACATTAACCGGCAAACGCTGGCCTACAAAAATCCACGTATCAACACAATAGGTAGTGTCGTGCATTTTGGTTACATGTTGCTGTATATCAACCTCCCATTTTTTATTTATTTCTTTAAAATGCGCCCATGCAATTATAAACATTGCAAACAGGCAAAACGGTATTAGCATTGCTTTCATTATTTCTCCTTTTTATTGGTGTATAGTGTTTTACCATCAATAGCAAAGCCATTGGGTATTAAAAATTCTCGTTCAAAATTGGAGTGCCTTTATCGTAAACTTTCATAAGGTCTTTTTTCTTCCCGTTATAATCACTAAGCGGAAAACATCCGTCGGGCGAGCCTGATTTTTCAACGTACATATCCTCCTCGAGTGCAGAGGCTGATATATCGTTAATAGCTTCATATTCGCGCCAAAGCCTTATTTTTTCTTCAAGTTGCACCTCATTTAATGAGTTACAAAATTCTTTTAACTCTTTCCATTTCATATTTCTATTTTTTAGTTTGGTTAATCAATATCAATATCTTGCTCTTTAGCAAGAATTTTTACTTGGTTGGCATAGTCCAATAGCAGGGCTA